ATTCAAAAGCGGGATGATCTGCTCCCATGAAGTGATCGCGGAAAAGTCGAGCCCCGCGACGTCGGTCTCGTTCGCCTCGGAATCGACGACTCGAAACTCCCCCGCCACAACCAGCTTGAGGGCGTCGACGTCTTTCGAGTATCCGGAGCCGCAAGCGAAAAAAGGCGAGGTCGCGGCGGAGATCCACCGCCCGACCATGAGCTTTTCCGCGATCCGCTTTTGCGAAAAGTAGACGAGCGAATACTCGCCCGGGACGCTCTCGTCGTCGAAATCGGTCGCGAAACTGGCCTCGGTTGTGTACCGAAAGCGCGAGTCGGGCGGGATCTGGACGTCGTCCACTAGAAACAGCCCGACCCCAAAACTCGCCCGGGGGACTTTCGCGGTCAGTAAGATCGCTTGAATGTCGACATGGTCTTTGATAATTGCCATTTTTTAACCCTCCGCTTTCGCCCCGCGGGGCTTTTTTCTAATGCTCAAAAAGGTTTTGAGTCTCCTCGTCCTTCATCCCGAGGACGTATTCGAGGATCTTCTCGACCGTCTCCGAAACCTCACTAAACCATAATAGATCAAAATCGGCTTGGAATCGAGGACGAAATGAAACGTCCCCGAGCTCGGTCAAATCGCGGGCAGTCCCCCCGCCCTTGAGCGACATACCGCTCGCTCGGAGCTTGAGCCGCGGGGCGCGGAGATAGGTCGATTGATTCAGCCGGGCGAGTATCTCCTCCCCCCCGTCCGCGTAAACGTCGATCCCGATCGTGATCGTTGCCCGGTTGAAATATTGCTTTTTAACGAGGTCCGGATCGAGCCCCGGGGCTTGACTCCGGACCGAGGTCGAAAAATCTCCGGGGACGAGGGCGGTCAAGCCATAAGTGATAAAGGGGCGAGCCGGTCGCGGTCCGTTTTGGCGCTCCTCGATCACTTTCGCAGCGTCGAAACCCGTCGACGCTACAATCCAATCGTAGATCGCCCCGTTATTCATCGCTCATAACCTCGCGGAGATAGGCTTTTCGATATTCTCCGAGAACGGTCCGATCTTCGATCTGTACGATCTGATAAGTCTTTCCCGCGACGACGAGGCGGTCGGAATCGATCCCGCCTTGTCGCGTGTCGAAAGCCGCGGTCGACCAAGTCTTTTGATAGTTGCGAACATGCTCCCCGTCCGGTAGCATTTGAAGCTCCCGAGCGGTAACAGGTTGGAGGGCGATCACGCGGATCGCGGAGCTTGTCGCAGTCCCCGGGGCCCATTGTCCCGAGCTATAGGATCCCGCCGCTCTCCGGTATAGAGTCGCGTCGACGAGCTCGTCCCCGAAAAACTCAAGCATGATCGACTCCGATCCAGGCGATATGTTGCCGGAGTTGACCCGAATCGATTAAGGGGTGCGTCTTTGGGGCCTTTTTCGCGAGCGTACTCGGAGCATTGGGCGGATCCTTAGTCGCGGTGATCTGTGCTTGTACGTCGGTTTGAGCCTGGATCCCAAGGACCGAGATCGCCGCGTCGGTTGTCATTTGTCCCGATAGGATCGCCCGGATCAGTTTCTTCTCAAGCGTGAGATATTTCGCTTTGTTTGCTCTCATAGCAACCCGGAGAAACGGGCGAGCAGGGATCCGCCCGTCGCTCGTCCCGAATTCATTCCAATAAGCAATTTCAGAGATCAAAACGTCGGGGCTGTTAGGGTGCGTCCCCGTCCCGAGCAGGATCCCGACCTTGATCCCCCCGTCTTTGAGCGACCGCTTGAGGAGGTCAACCCCTCCGCCGCGGGTCTTGCGCTTGAGTCCCGACGTCATACGACAACCGCCCCGATCCCGATCAACGACATGAGCCGCAAGTATTCTTGACCGTAGGGGCTCGCCTTGTAATAGTCATCGGAGAGCCCGGAGACCGTCCCCGAGGCGCTCCCGAAAGAGACCGAGACGTCTCCTATAGATCGAGACGAAACCGGGCCCAAAGAGCCAAGAGCGCCCCCGGACGCGGCGGTCTTTTTCGAGATTGCCAGGAAATGAGCCGCGAGAGCCGCGACCCCGCGATCGTACCAAGTCCCCCAACGGTCCGGATCGATTTCGAGCTCCGCGTCCGCTATGAAAAAAGAGACGCGGGCGTCCGCGATCGTCGAAAATTCCGGATACCGGGTTTTAAAAGTCGTCGGGGTCACTGTCGGAGCCCTCCGCCTCCGCCTCGGGCTCCCGCCCGGGCTCGGGCTTGGTCTTGGTCTTGGTCTTGGTCTTTGGTTTCCGCTTGTGCTTTGGCGCGGGCTCGGGCTCGGGCTCGGGCTTCTCGGGCTCCCCGGGCTCCTCGGGCTCCTCAATTACAAATTCGAGCTCCCCCCGGTTCTCAAGCTCTTTTACCCAATCCGACGCCCGGATCGCGTCGACGTCCTCGGTCGAGAGCCCGAGTTTCCCCGCGAGGTTGGCTCCCGGGACAATCATCGCCTTAATCCGCCGCTTGTCACGGTATGCCGACAAGTAGAGAAGCCGCGGGGCTCGATTCAAGATCATGGAATAGGCCACCGGAAAACCTCCTCGATCAGATCTTTTCCATGATCGCGAGAGAGAGCGGGTAATAGATATTCAACCCGCCAAACCGCGCCTTGACCGGGATCACGTATTCGAGCCCCTGGATCTGCTCGGGGAGAAAGATCACTTCTTGCGGGATCTCCAATTCGAGCTTTTCGGGGCTCTTGTCGTAGACGATCATAATGTCGTCCCCCGGGGTCGTCCCCGCTCCGAGAAGCTCATTGATCGGAATGATCGAATCGAGCGACCGGATAAAGGGCGAATTCATGGTGACGTATTTTGCGATCGTGGTATCCGACTGGATCGACCGGGGCGTCGACATGATCAGCGTCCATTGGGCAACCGGCAAAAGTAGCGTGTTCGGGCGCTCTTTCTGCTTGGTAGCCTCGAAAATCGCGTTGCAGGCCCCGTTTATGTCCGCGAGGATCTCGTCGGGGGTCTTGGTCGACCATTCCGTCCCCGATCCCGGGTTGGGGGCGTCTCCCCTCGGAATATTGATGTTGTTGAGCAGACCCGGGAGCCCGTTGTCCGCGTCCCCAAACCACGCTATGCGGTTCATGGTTTCTTCAATCGCTCGCCTCGCGACAACCGCTTTCCGCTGTGAAAGGGGCATCCCGACCATACGGGCGCTCTCGATCTCGTCGACCGAGTACCCGAAAGCGTCCGCGACCGTCCGGACCGGGGTCGAGACCTCTTTCCCCGCTATGTCGACGCGGGGGAGGTCTTTCGCGTAGGCGTTTATGATCGCCGCCATGCCGGATCGGTCATAGGACTGATAGACGATCGAGGTTGCGCCCGGGGGCGTCGAGGTGTTGACCGGAAAGCACGCCCGATACATGAGATCCGCGTATTGGACATCATAGGTTTTGGCTTTGAGGGCCTCAAGCTGGCGGGCAAAGAAGATCGAGCCGTCCGCGTCGAGCAGTTTCACGTTTTGATTTTCCATTTTCGATCCTCCTCTTTACAGCGCCACGCGGATCTTTGCGATCGCGTCCGCTTCGGCTGTCGATTCCAAAACCCCCGGGAGCTCGGCCTCGCCCTCGCCCGGGGCCCCGATTCCGATCACTCCGGTAGTTGTGTTGTAATTCAATACATCCCCCGGAGAACCGCCAACCGCCACCGCCGCGTAAATCGATCCACTCTGAAGGATCGCCATTGTTTCGGTCTCCGCGTATTCGATCGCCCCGGTCAATCGCTCGCCCTCGCGGTCGAGGCTCCGCACCGTAACCCCGAGCGGAACCGCACCCCCGAGGACGGCTTGATCGTCGTTTGTCCCGCGGGAGACGACAAGGCCAAAGCCGATCGCCCCGCCCTCCGCCGCTCGCGAGATCGTCCGGGCCGGATTGAGATCCGCGAGCCCTCCCGCGTATCCAATTACCATGTTGGTCTGATAAGTTTCGGTCATGTTCGATCCTCCTCTATGCCTTTAGGCTTTTTTCTTTTTCGACCCGCCACAAAGATCGACGACCTCCGCGGGCTTTTTCCATGCGTTACGATTCCGCTCGATCATGCGGCCCCGAGCCGCCTCCGCGGTCTCCGGACCCTGCTCGCCCTTGGGCGTCAAAGCGTCCGCGAGCTTGGAGATCGACCCGTCGACCGCTTTCGGCTTGAGCGTGTCGAAAACAGCGGAGACATAGATCGGGGACTTGTCGGAGAGATCGAGACCGTCCGCGAATTTCACCGCGACCGCTTTCCGGATCTCGTCGTCGGTTTTGCCGTCGACGACAACCTCCGGATCGAGCTTGCGGGCCCGGTCGACGAGAGCCGCCCGAGTCCGGACGCGGGCGTCGATCTGCTCGTCGCTCAAAATCTGCTTCTTGGTCGCGTCGAGCTCCCCTGTCAACCGCTCAACCGCCGCTTTTGCATCAGTGATCGCGGTCTTTTCCGCGGTCTCGATCGCGGTGATCTTGGTTTCGAGCTCCTCGATCCGCTTGTTTTGGGCGTCGAAAGCCTCCGCCCCTTGGTCGGAAAGCTCGATCGTTATCCCGTTCAAAGTCCTTTTAATCATGGTTTTTTGCTCCTCGGTTGAATGGTCGTCGAGGCGGACGCCCGATCCGGCCCGCCCTTTGGCTAATATCGCGATATGGTTTCCGCGGATCCTCCGCTGGATCCCGTCGAAAGGCCCGAATTTCGCGTCGACCCCCGGAGTCCAATCGACGTCGGTCTCGTATCCAAGCGAGACTTGATCGGTCCCCGCCTGGATCGCGTCGATCGCCGCTTTGTCTTGGATCACTAGGTCCGCGGTTACTTTGTCCCCGTCCCGCCCGATCGTGTCGCGGGAAAATCCGATCTGGTACTTTTTCCAATTGTCCGCGTTTATGAATTCCGGGGGGTGATTCCGAGTTATCGGGCGATTCGACAAGGTCGCGAGGCTCTCGGGTTTAAAAACCTCGTCCTCGGGGCGTAACAAGCGGATCACCGGGGGCGGGTTTACCTCCGCGGGGATTTCGAGCTCTCGGGGCCCGTACTCTTGGATCCCTGCTTTGGCAATTTTCGCGGAGACAAGTAAAAAGCCGTCTTTGGTAAAGACCCTTTTTGATATTTCGCCCGCGTCTCGAAGTAGCATTTTATCCCCTGATCATTTGTCTAGTGATCATTTTGACCGGGTTTTTTCAGAATTGCAACCGTTTTTTTTTAACCCGGGGCTTTCGCCTCTTTGTAGAAACCCGCGAGAACCGGCTCCGCTATGCATCTGCACTGGATCGCCTCCCCGGGGCGATAGCCTCCGGGCGGGATTTCAGACCATGCGAATTTTCGCCCGTTTAAGACTTTATGCTCGGAGCGGACCGACTCGTCCTCGACCGTCCGCCATATGTAATGAGTGATCCCGATCGCCTCTTGTCGAAGCCGATTAACCGTGGAATTCATTTTCGAGACTTGGTCGCGAGCGATAACCCGGGCCCGTTTCATGTTCTTCTCATTCACTTGGAGGAGGTCGAGCTGGATCGAAAAAAAGTCTTTTCCCTCGTCGATTCCCTGTAAGATCATCCCCTGGATCTGCTCGAAATATTGCTCGGGGATCGTCTTGATTAGAGCGACATTCGCCCGGACCGAGTCGCGGACCGCGCCCTCGATTCCCCCCTCGGTCAAAACCTTTTTGAGATCGACCCCGATCGCCTTTTTTATGTCCGCGACGAAAGCGGCCCGGTTAGCTTTTCCGCCCTTGATCGCGGTGTCGGTCGCGATTTTCAGGGCGTAGTTTTCGAGCGGAGTCCCGAGGCTCTCTTTGATTTTGTCGATCTGCTCGCGGATCAGATCCGATAAGTCCCGAGCCTCTTTCGATCGGAGGCTTGGGATCGGGGGCGGGTTGACCCCCTTGATCATTTCAGCGTCCGCGACCGCGAGCCCCGGGGCCTTTTTGTAAATCGCTTCATTTTTCTTGAGCAGGGGAAAGACCGACTTTTCGATCAGCCGGTCGACCTCCCCGACGATCCGAGAGAGATCCCGATAGTATTGAGCCTCAAGCGGGAGAGACGAGGGGACGCCCGCGACTTTCGCCGCGGCTTTCCGACGGGACGATCGGATCTGCTCGCGGATCGCGATCTTTTGCTCTTCGGGGATCATTCATTCGATCCCGGGCTCGGAATCTCGGAGGGCTCCGGAGCCTCTCCGGGCGAGAGCTCCTCCGCGGGCTCGGGGGCCTCGACCGGGGGCTCCTCGGGCGCGGGCGCGGGGGGCTCGGGCTCGATCGCCTCCTCGAATTTTTCCGCGTCGACCTCCGCGACGAGCTCGACGAACTCGTCGGTTAAATCCGGATAGGTCCGATTATCGCGGAGGCGTCCAGTCGCAATCGAGGGGGTTATGATTCCGGCCCCGATGTTCGCCGCGTCGGTCGCGGCTCTCATTTGTTCGATCTCCGCGACCTCCCGCTCGGAGAGCTGCCAAAGCGGATTAAACTCAAAACTCCAATCGTCGGGATAGAAACCGAGAGCAGACCGGACGAGGATCTGATCGAGTTGTGCCCAAGCGGGGCGGAGGTCTTTCTCTTGTTTGCTCGATAGTGAATCGTAGTAGTCCCGCTGCTCGCCCTTGCCAGTCGAATTGAGGCCCCCGGGCGATTGACCGAGGAACCGAGTCGAGGGAATATCCGAGGCCCCCGCGACTATATCCAAAAATTGCGGGATCAAATCCTTGATCCCACTTGTGGAAATGTTCCCCGCTTTCCGCTCATATTTTTCGGTCGAGTCGAGGAGCAAAAGGTTGTTATTGGACTTGAGGATCTTCGCCATGAGAAACCGCTTGAGGAGGGCGCTCTCGCCCGCGGGCGTCGAGAGTTGGCGCTTGAGCTCGTCGATCGTGATTACGTCGACGTTGCTTTCCCAGATCATAGAAGCGACCGATCGGATCGTGCTTTCCGCGTCGGTTATGACGTCAAAGGCCCGCTGTAAAACCGAGAGCCCCCAATAGTTAAGCCGTTGCTGGATCCTCCAAGGGGCGCGGGCCCCCGTAAACCGGAGGATCCGCGAGTAGTGGATCCGTTGCGCCCCAAAAACCGAATATTCGGTCGGGAGCCTGTAATTGGCGGCGGTCGGGTCGTATATATTGACCCCCCAAACCGAGAGATCGAAACGGTCGATCACGTTCAAAAATTTGAGCGATCCAGGCTTGACTTGATTCAAGTCGAGCGGCTCGTCGGGCTCTCCCGCCCCCTCGATCCCGAGGACGACAACCGCGCCCCCGTAAAGCCGCGACCACTTGAGCGCCTCCTCGAATTTTTGCTCGACGAAAAGCTCCGCCTCGACCTTTTCGACCGCCTCGATCTGATCCGCGGACAAGCTCGGGGCCGATATTTTCCGCCCCTCGCGGAGCATGTCCTCGACCGGAATGTCGATCATCTTTGCAGCGATCCAGTCGTCGGAATAGAGGGCGTCGAGCTCCGCATAACTCAAAACCCGCGTTGTGTATTGGATATGCTCCCGCTTATCCTGCTCGGTCCCGAGATTCGCGATCAGGTTTTGGAGTTTATCCCCGACCTCTTGACCGTCCCCGACTTTTTGCTCGTCCACTATTTCAGCCATGATCGATCCCCTTATTCAAAACAGCGATCCACCTCTTTGCAATCGCGGGCCCGGGTTACGCAATCGAGCGGAAAATCAAAAGTCGGCTCTCTTTCGAGCTCCCGACAAACCGCCGAACATGATCGATCGTCCCGTGTTCCAAATCGCTCGTCGACCCCGGGCGAGCCGCGGCCCCCCGAACAACCGAGGCGGATCAGGTTGTCACAAGCGGAGACGCAAGTCGGATCGCTTGCGGGAGATTGGATCGACCCCTCGGGACATGCCGCGCAAGAAACCGCGGCCCGAGCCAAAACGAAACAACACGCGACCGAGCAGACCCAAAGCGCAAAACGGAAAACTTTCTCGTCATTCATTTTTGTAACCTCGACCAACCGGAGACGACCGTCAAGTCGCGGACCGCGTCGGATCGGATATAGCTTTCGGAAAAAAGACAATACCCTCCCGCCCTCCAAGCCGCGCCCCATGAATTCCGGACTTCAAAGAGCCGCCCCGAGGGGCCCGCCTGGATCCCGGTGATCAGCATGGCATGGCCTCCGACCTTTGGATCCGAGCTCGCGGGACTCTCGATAACCTCCGGACCGCGAAACGAAAGAAACGATTTAGAGACCGACGTCCCGAATAAAACCGGGAGCCCGTCGAAAAGAGCCGCTCGAATCGCGGAGAGCCTAGCCTCTCCCCGATCTCGGATCAGGTAGTAGGATCCCCCGCGTCGACCAAAGGCGAGATTGTACGCCTCCCAAGGGGGTTGACGGTTAACTGTGAAGATCGAGGTCGAGAACGGGAAAGCCTGCTCGTCGGGGGCCCCGTACCATTTGAGCCCCTCGAAAGCATCTCGGATCACCGTCCCCCCGTCGACCTTGGTCGTCCCCTTATAGCGGCGGGCGTTGTGATAGATGAAAAGCCGCGAGGGGACACGGGCAGAGAGCCCGACCCGAGCCTCTCGGATGACGATCGCCCCCGCTATCGCTTGAGATACACAAGAGGCGGTTTTCCCCTGATCGAAAACGGGCCCCGCGAAATCGCGGAGAGAGAATTTTTCATCGATTCGAGGCGGCGGAATCGAGAGCCCGAGCTTGTCGAAATCAAAATCCCGACTATCGGGCTCATTCGGGATCCAGCCGAGCCCCGCATTTTTCCGAAAGATCAAGGGGCCCCCGAGTCGACCCCCGCGTCGACCGGCGTCTCCTCCGGGGCGAGCGCCCCGTCGACCGGCGTCTCCTCCGGGGCGAGCGCCCCGTCGACCGCGCCCTCCGCGTCCGCCGCGGCCCCAAGGACTATGTCGAGGATCGGATCGATGTTCTTTTTCACTTTACACCATTGGGCCGCGGTCATGCCGTCGAGCTCTTTGCACCGTTTCGCCGCGGCCCGTTGACAAAGAACGTCCGCGATCGTCGAAAGAGCTTTCCCCCCCGCTCGGGCGATAGCGCAACCCGGGAGCAAAAAGGGGAGCATGAGAAACCCGGCAAAACAATAACGAGCGGCGATCATTTCGAGACCTCCTCGGGGACGATCCGGAGCGCCCGGACCGAGCTCTCGTCGGGCTCGGCTATCATCGGGAGCAAAACCCGGACCGCGTTCGGGGTTAGAAACTCGGGGACGAGCTCGCCCGGGGCTTGATAGAGCTCGACCTCGATCTCCTCCGCGAGAAAGGCCTCGCGACGGGCGATCGCGTCTTTGCGCTGTTCACGGAGAGCAACAAAAGCCTCCGAATAGGCGCTCGGATCCTTGATCGAAAAGCCGCCCCGCTCGGTCCGCTTGGGCTTTCCCCGCTCGTCCTTTTCCGCGTGTTGGATATTGAGATCGGCCGCCTCTTTGAGATATGCGGAAAACTCTGGATCGGTTTGTGCCGATTTCGCGATCGCTTTCGCGATCGGCTCAAGAGCCGAAAAATTGACCGCGAGAGCATACGAAAATTTGAACGGGACGCGGGTCTCGGGGATCGCGGGGAGCTTGGCGAGTTGCGCGAGCAGTCCGAAAAGCTCGAAAACCTTGTCTCGGGGGAGTTGTGCTTTGACCTTTTTTGACATTTGAGCCCTCTTTTCTTTCATGGTTTAGAGATCGTCGACCAAATTCGGATCATCGATCTTGGTTTTCGCCCAAGCGTAGCAGAGCTTGACGAGGTTATTTCCTTCCACGTCTTGAACCGTGGTCCCGAAATTGTCGTCGAAATCGGTCCCCTCTCCGCCGTTTTCACAAGTGAACATGAGCGGAGCGGGGACTCCGGTCAAGGTCGCGAGGCCCGCGGTCCTCGCGTCTTTGTCCTTCCAGGCCGATAGATTGAAAGCGACGATCTTCCGCTGCCAATCATAGCGGCAATTGATCACTTTGTAATAAGCGGCGGGATAGTTGACCCCGCTCCGGTCCGTTATGTCTCGCGTGAATCCCATTTTTAGACCTCCTCGATTTTTGTCGTTTTGGGTATTCGGTAAATCCTATTCTAACCCCGGGGCCCGCCCGAGATCAACCGCTTTCGATATTTGAGACAAAGCGGCCCGCCGATCGGGAAATTCCGACATGCGGCGGGCTTAGTCGCGTGAACCGAACAACCGACCGAGCTCCCGATCGCCCCTTCCAAGCCAATGCAGACCGCCCGCCCCTCCGCGTCGATCACTGTCCCGATCGCAGGGAATCGCCCGACCCGGAGGATCCAGGGGGCCGGAAACCGAGAGACCTCGTCCTCGCGAATGACAACTCGAAAGCCTCGGGGCGGATCCGAGATACAACACGCCCCGCAAGTGAGGCAATCGAGATCATGGGACATAGTAAGCCCCCTGGATCGCGTGAACACCGCGGATCGAAACCTGCCAATGTATTGTTTCCCCCGCGTATCCGGTAGCCAAAAAGCGGATATAATCGACGGGCAAGGTTTGCCAATCGATCTCAAAATCCCATGAGCTTTCATTCCCGAGACTTGTCGACCAAACCGAGCTCATACTCGGGTTTAATACCACAAGAGCGGCGGAGCCCGGATCCTCTGTTACTACCAAAACCTGCTTCCATATTTTCACTTGACCGCGGACGTCGGTCCTATGGGCTAAAATCATAACCTCTATGAAATAGGCCCCATTTTCGCCCCAATTCCCTGTCGTCAAAACTTCATGCCCGCCCGGGCCGTCGAGGAAAAGCTCGGTCTCGGTCGCGTCGGTCGTCTTTCCCCATAGCGCAACCTCGGGGAAGTTTTGCCCGACCCAATTCCCGAGGGCGTCTTTCCCCGTTCCGTGCATAAAAGACGAGTACCAGCCGTTTGTAACCTCTTTCCCAAACCATAAACCGAATTCGGTCCCGCCCGCCGCCTCATGTCCATAGCCAAAAAGGGCGATCTTCCCGACCGTATCTACTACACTGTGCTTTCGCCCCGCGACAATCGAGTCGACGCCCCCGACCATGTTCTCGCCCCCGAAAACCGCGTTTGCTTCGGGCTCTCCCGTCTTGAAATCGTCGACTTGATTTTCTTGACCCGCGACAATGTTCCCCGCCCCCCGGACTAGATGGCCATAACCCGCGGCGAAATTGCAAGTCCCTCCAATGTCGATCCCGGTCCCAAGCGCGCCGGAAAAATGGCAATCGGCCCCCGTGATCGAATCCCCAAAGAGCCAAGAGTTTTCGGAATTGGTTAAGCTGATACTTTCCCCGAAAAGCCCCGACCATTGGGATCCGTCCACAAGACAGAGTTGACCAACGATCAAAGTCGCAACCCCGAAATAGTCGTTTAAGTTGCC